GGCAGAGTTGAACATCTGGGGTTGTGTTGTCAGCTTCGTCAATGATGATGACTTTGTGTTTAGAATCTGACGAAAGTGAGACGGTCGAAGCGAAATTCTTCGCATTGTTTCTGACAGTATCCAGGAATCGTCCTTCATCGGATCCGTTAATGACATAGAAATCTACTCCAAGTTCATGACAAAGTGCTTTGGCCACTGTCGTCTTACCACAACCAGGAGGACCAGATAGAAGGAGATTAGGAACCTCACCCTTCTGTACAAATTGTTTGAACGTATCTTTAATCCCCGAAGGAAGAATACATTCATCAATAGTCTGGGGTCGGTAAGACTCAACCCAGACAAATTCATTACGACTCATTATCAAATCCAATCAGGTTTACGATCAGGGATACGAAGGTAGTTGTCCTTCACCCAAGGTTTAGATGCAATATACATCTTGTACTTGTCAAAGATGGAAATTGTTGTATCCAACTTAAACTCGTCAGGACCAGCAAAGATAAAGGGTGTCGGACCTTTACCAGATCTTCCTGTAGGGTCTCCTGTAGGTAGTATAACACGAGCCTCCTCCAATGTCTTACGACAGGTGTGTACTTTGTTATACCGTAGTTCGTACTCATCACACATTGCAAGACCGTGGGTAAGGAGCCACCGCCAGTTCATTACAAATGTGTTTGCCCAGATAGTACAAGGGTGGTTACGGAAGGCACCTTTCTCCGTCTTGTATGGTTGACCGTCTTGACGGTGGAGTTCACCAAACCCATGACCCCACTTGTCTGAGCAGACGATAGAGAGCATCTGACAGGTCTCTAGTGGCATCTTGACAATGTGTTTGTCAGGGAGAACCCTGGCAGACTCAATTGGACTTTCACTGGTAACAAAAATATTCATATTAGTTTGCTAAAACTGATTGCCAGTAGGAACACAAGCATTATAACAACATCCCAAGATTTTGTCCTTATAAAGTAAGGAACTGAAATCATATCAGCAAAAAAGTGAAGCATCACTCCAATAGTTATATTGATATGGAGAACAACAAAATATGCAGTAATCACTAGGATACTACCAGTTATTCTCATTGGTACATCAACTTTAGTCATTTCAAAGGTCTCTGAAAGATTTCGGATACGATATCTGTTGCTTTCATAATATCATACATGTAAGTTGCAGCAGCTCTGGGTTCTGTGTGATCTCCACACGTAAACACATCACATAGTGCCATACCATTCTCTGGCCATGTATGAATTGAGATATGAGACTCTGCTAGAAGAGCAACAGCCGTTACTCCATGAGGATAAAACTTGTGGGATGAAACATCAAGTAGTGTACTTTTTGCAATCGAGGCAGCATGAGAAATAACATTCCTTATGTGTGCCTCGTCATCTAACAAATCATATGGACAACCCTTCAGTGTGAAGAGTATGTGTCTCATCCGAATGTGGAGTCAGGCTCTAGGGCAATGTAATAAGTAACATCGATATTCTGGTTCTGGAAACGTGACAACAGTTTCTCTGACACAACTACATCATAGTTACCAGGAACAATCTTCAGGTTTTCTTCCTTGAAGTTAAAGATGAACTCGGAGTCAGTCTCACCAACAACAATAGAGAAGTCATTAGAAGTATCGTTCTTCTTGTCACGGGCGACCAGTTTGATCACACCATTTTCACCCATCACGGAGATGTCTGGGAGTTGATAGACAGATGCAGCCTTCTTCAGTTTCTCCAGTTGTTGACTGGTCAGTTGGAAACACACATCTTCAGTGGGAAGAGTAATCTCTTTCTCTGGAGGTGCAACAATCACAGACGGATCTGCAAAGAAATACTTGGAACGAGAACGACCTTCCTTAATAACCACATACTGATCGTTACCAAAGTCCAAATCAGGTGAAGAGTGAAGAGACAGACCGTTCAAGAACTGGTTCAGGTCATAGATACCGAAGTCCTTAGGGAACTCCTCAGACACATTGGCTTCAACCAGGATGTTCTTCATGACCGAAATACTTCGGAGCTTCTGACCCTCCTTGAACAAGATAGACTGGTTGATAGAAGAGAAGTTTTTCAGGAGACTTACGGTTGATTCAGAAAGTTTCATAATTATCTTTTGGTTGCTTAGTGATACCAGAGAAGTGATACAGGAGGATACAATAGTGGATGGCCTTGAGAATGTCAAGTTTAGACTTACCATTCTTCTTACCAAACCGTGACAAGTATTTGATAGCATTGGATCGACAGAATGGTTCTGCGTCACCAATACTTCCAATTAAGTCTAGTGTCTGAGTTTTGTTGTCGTTTGCGTAATGTGCTCTGTACGTTCCACTCAGATAGTCACGTACTTCTTTAAGGATTAAATCCTCTTCATATTTCCAAAAACCATTAGTGTTGTTAATATTCAAATCAATTGAACCGGTAGATTCACCGGGGAGGGGAGTCCATTCAAACCCCTCCTCAGGTAGTTCATTCATGTAATCATACAATAAGGACCATGAGTTCATTCTATCAACTATCAGCCTCCTTGTCAATCATTATGAAGTCTTCATCCACTTTATCATAAAGTTCGATGAATGCAGCCTTGGTCTCATCATCAAATCGATTGATACAAACTTCAAGTGCCTTGGCCTTATTATCAAAGATAGAATACGCACGAACGATATGGACCAATCGACGGGTTGAGATTACTTCATCAATACCACCATCAAAGAAGGTCTTACGGATAATGTCAGCCCAGTCAACCAGATGCTTACAGAAGGCCTTGTCTTGACACAGGGATGACAGGATCTGAACCTCTGTCTTAGGAGTCGGATAGGACTGTTCAAAGGTGACGGCGAAACGCTCAAGGAATGCCTCGTTCAAAACGTTGGTGCCGATGAACCTACCATCTTCAGATCCCTTACCCTTGGTGTTGGCAGTGGCGATGACATTGAAACCATCTTTGGGTTTGACGAACCTACCGATCTTCTTGAGGAAGACACCCTTACCCTCAAGGATAGACTGAAGACACAGAATCTTATTAGAAGCCAGATCAACCTCGTCTAGAAGAAGTACTGCTCCACGTTCAAGAGCCTCGATGACTGGACCATTATGCCAAACAGTCTCACCGTTAACCAGACGGAAGCCACCAATAAGATCATCTTCGTCAGTTTCGATGGTAATGTTGACACGAATCAGTTCGCGTTTGAGGATTGCACAAGCCTGTTCAACCAAGAAGGTCTTACCATTACCAGAAAGGCCTGTAATGAATGAAGGATAGAATAGACCGGACTTAATAATCTTCTTAATATCTGTGAAGTTACCAAAGCTGACGAAGGTATCATCTTTTACGGGAATAAGGTTTTGCTCGATTGCAGGAAGTGCTGCAGGGGACTTATAATCTTGTTCCAACTTCTCTTGAACGGTCAGGTTCCACTTGCCACGACCGACCTTGTAAGAATCAAGCTTACGGGTAACGGTGTTGTATGTGGTGTCATTCATTGCACACCAGGCCCGGACATCAGCGGTTACTACTTCTGATCCGTACAAGTTTGTGAGAGAGGAAACAATATACTCAGTAGAGAGTGTCATGTGTGATGTGTTTTTCAATAACGATAGTATAGGACAAAACCGACCGTTTACCCGGTCGGTTGTGACGGTTTCTCAAGTGGTCAGCTGATGATATCAACAAACTGACTCAATACCTTTCTATTTAGAGACTTAGAGTTAAGATTCTTAACAAAGGCGGACTTGATCTTGGCCTTGGATGCACCTTCCTCAACCTCAAACTCGGTTTCATTGTTAAGTGCAGAGGTCAACATACCAAAGTATGATGTATATCCGGCAGAATTAAGTGCAACAAACTTATCCTTACGGATCTTCTTGTAGACATCATCTGCTACATGTCCTTTGTAACGACGAACAAATCCCTTGAAGTCAGAGTTGTTAGCAATACGAATACCAATAGTGTTTACATTAGGGAATGTTTGTTTAAGGTTATCCAACAAAATCTCAGTGAACTTCCAGAACTCATGTTGTACTTGATAGGTGTGACCTGTCTTACGATTACGAACAAAGTCACCAGCGTAGATACGAGATGTTCCCATACGATTGTCATCGTAGTAATCATTCTTCTTAAAGTAAGGAAGAACGTTTGCCTCACCATCGGTCAAGACAATAGTATTAATCTTTTGAACCTTGTTCTTCTTTTGGAATTGAGGGATCAACTCATGGAGACAGATGATTGCCTCGTTCAATGGTGTTCCAGACAATGTGTATTGACCAGGGAAGGTATATGGTGCCCACCTTGTCATGGCATAAGCAACTCTCCAGAGACTCAGAAGTTGTTTATCAAGTGTCTTCTTGTTCACATCACTTGTCAGAAAATGCATGAGACTGAAGTCAGGATGAATCATAAACTGACTCTCAACACAGTCTTGAATCTCAGAATCTTCCCACCTTTGATGATAAGGATTTGAATCCTTTAGGTAACTATTAGTAAATGCGTAGACATCAAATGGAATGTTAACCTTACTACAGAACCAAACAAGATTGTAGAGTTGTTTGAGTGTGTCAAGAAGACAATCACTCATCGATCCTGACCAGTCAAGGATAAAGATAAGACCGTGGTTCTTACCATCAGGAATTACATTGACCTTCTTAAACAGATCTTCGTTGTACTTGTAGGTGTGTAGTTTGGTACAATCAAGGGTACCAGTTTTGGAACTGAAAGATCTAGAGTATGCATCAGCAGACTTCTTACACTCAAATTCTTTTACAAGATAATTTACTTCTTTGGTTGCAGACTTCTTGAATTTGATATACTGATTATCAGCCAGAGTGAATTCCCTTGGTTTATCAGTCCGTGTCTCTTCTGTGTAGGAACAATAGTAAGGCTTGGGATTCCCTTGTTCGTACCACGATTCATCAAGTTCATCATGAACCTTCTTATTAGAAATAACAATCTTGGAAATATTGATCTTAGGAACCTCAATATATTCACAAGGTCTGCCACCTCTAGTAATATCACCATTAAATTCTTGCGTACTCTGTTCAAATGTTTCATCAGTTTGAACCTCAAGTGGCTTGGGCATCTCAGTTTGTGCTTGACTTGTCTGGCCAGAAGTCTCAGTCTCACCCTCCATGGATGAACCTTCTTCATCACCATCCTCATCACTTGCTTGTGGTTGTGACTCTCCACCACTAGGACCAGGTTTGTTTCCTTGTTCGGGGATATCAGCAACCTTATCTTTGTTGTGCTGATCTTCACAATACTTGTAGAGAACTTCGGCAACCATCACGGCGTCACCGAATGTTTCAGTTTCACCCATCATGTCGATGATCTCTTGTTCCTTTTGATTGAAGACTGGAACATCAACGAACTTACCAATCTTGAAGATAAGGTTGGCACGGTCAGCCAAATTCATCTCACCAATATTCTGATCTTCAAGACCGAAGAAGTCTTCTTCAGCAAGTTCTTTGTAACCGGTATAGAAGTCTTTACTCAAACCAGGATACCGACGTTTCATCAGTTTCTCGATCCGTGCATCTTCTGTCACATTGACAAACTGTTTAGGGACACGATCTTCCCATGACCAATCATTAGGAGTGTAAAGAGCATGGCCAACTTCATGACCAACAAGCAAATCATAAACATCATTAGACGCCAACTTCCACATTGGAAGTGTCAGGACACGTCGTTCCACATCGAACTGTGCCGTTTCTACTGAACAATTTTCAACAACGATGTCCTCTGTGGCAAGGAGCTTGGCGAGTTGTGACTTGATTTCGTAGTTGATCATGTGGTATGATGGTCTCGATATGAGTATAATACAACCATATGAACGCTTACAGGAGACGGACCAGCCAGTTCTCCAACTGTCCATTATATAGGAATCCAATGTGAAAAAACTACTATCGACACTATTTGCATCAATCGTATTATCAACACCAATCTCTGCTCATCAAAAAATAGATGACGATGTGTTTTATACTCGCGAAGCCATGCAGTGTATGAAACTAGGTCATTGTAATGAGGGCATCTATCGTGTCAGGTCAGAAAATTACAGTGGAGAAACAAAAGAAATCTTAGAGCACCTAGAAGATTTAGAAGTAAAAGTCTATAGAGCCATACCACAATACTTTATGAATGAGTATCGTGGTCTATATTACTCTGACAGGAACAAAATTTTTATTAACATCGGATTTGTAAAAGATCAACTATCCTTCCTCACTATCTTACGTCATGAAGGTTGGCATGTTGCTCAAGACTGTATGGCTGGTTCAATTGCTAATTCAGATATCGTGGGGATTCTTAGTCACGAAGTTATACCACCCCACATCACTCAAGAAACTTTTGCCCGATATGGCTATGATCCTACAGTGGTGAGAATTGAAAGAGAAGCTGTATGGGCAATGAAGACACCAAACATGACTACTGATGCATTGAAAGCTTGTAACTCAGATACTCCTATGTGGGAAACGTATGAACCACCAAATAAAACCTGGAGTTATCTTTATTGGAATTCATGGATCTAAAACTAAACCCTCGGTTTTTACACCGAGGGTCTTTAGTCAGCTTTCTCCTTGTAGGATTTACTTAGTTTTCAGTAAGAATGTGACGGCAAAACCTCCTTGCAGTGCTGTCTATGATTTCACAATCGGAAATACATTGGAAGTAATCTGTAACTTGATCTGTAGACTCTTTGCTAATTTGTTTTTCATCCCACTTCCAGGATGCTAGTTCGTTCCGTGATAAAAGGTCTTTCATAACGATCTCCATTCACGTATTATATAGTCCACTTTGTGTTACTTTACTAACATTTGTGAAAATGAAACAAATGTTAAATTAATGTACATGAATCGTGCCAGACTCAGGATGTACGTGAGGGATAGCACTGTTATAAGGATGGAATTGTCCGTGAATTAAACCTCCTCCCAGAAGGGCAAAGAAACTAAAAAGACCGATAATTTTTACGTACTTAGCCATTAGAGTTTTCTTGAGAATCCTTTGTGTTTTTCAAACTTCACAACATCCTCAAACTTATCTTCCATTCCAGTCTTATGACTGATCACAAAGATGTTGGCGTCCTTAATTATATATCTAATAATTTTAAGGAACTCATCGGTACCAAACCCATCCAAAGAACTGTCGAAGACCTCATCCATGATAAGAAGATTGGTGTTGACTGAATTCTTAACACGAGCAATTTCCCTCCAGGTGAATAGAAGAGACAAGTCAATCCTCATCTTCTCCCCTTCACTGAAGGATGCATAGGAGAAGTCCTCATGAATAGGAGACTCAACAGTTTCGTTGAACTCCTCATCTAGTTTGAAGTTAATGTAGAAGTCCATCTTCTGTAGATACTTGTTGACCTGTTGATTGATCAACGGAAGATACTTCTTGATAATCTTTGCTTTGACACCACCATCCTTAAGGAGGCTATAGATGAAATCGTGGTAAGAGATATTATCTTTGTGCTTTACCAGATCATCATAGGTCTGATCTAGACTGGCTCTTAATGTATCTAACTTCTCATGTTCAGTATTTCGGTTCTCGATCTGACTGGTAATAGTTTGAATTTCTGATTCAAGACCCCCGATTTGTCGTTGAAAACCAGTAATCTGTACATTGAAAGAAGAAATGCCATTAAGTGTTTCTGAAATTTGCGAAGTGAGTTGTTTGAATTGTGACTCCCTCAATTCTTCTTTTTGAATTGCGGATTGGAGTTGTTCATATCCCTCTCGTAATTCTTCTGCTTTAGATTGGGAGTCACTAATTCTATTTACCCTAAACGACTCTTCAATGTCCTGTTCACAGGTAGGACAAACCGTATTTTGTGTGAAAAATTTATGTTCTTTGGCAATAATTTGTATTTTCTGTGACAATTTACCTTTGATATTACCAAACTCTCTCAACCTACTTGAAGCATCTTCGACATCACCGAGTTGTTTTCTCAGGTCAAGTAGTAGATCTTCTTGTTTAGTGCTCTCGTTAAAACATTTTTGAACATTACTATTCAGTTTCTCAATTTTAGTCAATCGTTCTTGGATATCACCTTTACTTTGTTTCTCAATCTTATCGATAAAGTGCTTTTGCATCTCTACCTTATCTTTCAGACTCTCTTTCTTAAGTTCTAGAGTCTTCACCTCTTCACGAATCTTTCTAATCCTACCCTTGATAACATCATTCATAGAGGAGAAGATCTTGATGTCCAACAGATCTTCTACAACTTCCCTACGAGATGCTACAGGGAGTTGCATAAAGGGTACAAATGTTGATGAACCAAGAATCACAATCTGTGTGAAGGACTTATAGTTCATCTTCAGAACATTCTGTTCTAACCACTTCTGTTGATCAAGAGCAGAGTGTGATTGGTCTAGTTCCTCATCATTGCGATACAGTTTAAAGATGTTTGGTTTGATTCCACGTTTGATCTTCCAGTTGACAGAGTTTACATCGAATTCGATATCAACCAGACAACCTTTGTCATTTGTTGAGTTAATCAACTGAGCCTTGTTGATTTTACGGAATGATTTACCGTAGAGAACAAATGTCAGAGCATCAAGGATCGTAGACTTACCTGAACCGTTGGGTCCAATGATCAGGGTTGTCTGTTCTTGATCTAGTTCAACTGTTGTTGGATGGTTGCCTGTGCTTAAAAAATTCTGCCAGGTAATCTTCTTAAACGTTATCATCTTGGTCGGGTGGAATCACAATGTCATCAGCTGTAATAACAGTATATCTGTGGTCATGCATCTCACAGGTCTTGATCATTATTTCGTCTTCTACTTCTAACACATTCATCTCTGGATAGTCAAGTTCTTCCAGTTGTAATGCGTATCTTTCTGCATCATCTTCCTCACAGAAGATATAGAGAACTTGTTCTCCATCGTCATCAACGACAGAGTATGCTCCCTCCTTTTCTTTTCCTTCTACGGTTATGATATACATCAGACAACCTCACATGCCTCTTGGTATATGTGTCTAACGAGAGACTGGATTACTGTTTTATTTAACTCGGTTTCGGATTCCTCAATATAACGATTGAGAATGGACATTGTGTCTTCAGACTCTTCAGCCTCAAAGTCCTCAGTATTCATGAGTTGGAAATTTTCTACAATCTTCAGATCAGCAACACCAATACTATAAAGTTTGTCGATGAACTTTTCAAACTTCTTGGTATCACTCTTCTTCTTGACAATGACTTTGACAATCTTGTTCTCATAATCTGTAGTATTGAACGTCTGATGATCAGTGTCTTCATAAAAGATTTTGTAGAACAGACGGTGAGGATTATTTACCGGTGTATGTTCCAGGGACTCAGTATCAAAAATATGGAAACCTCTGGAATCGTTGACATCATTCCAGAACATTTCATAGGGATTACCAAGATAGAACACGGTCCCATTGTCGGATCGAGAGTGGTAGTGACCCGAGAACACTTTCTCGAACTTATTATAGGCTCTTGCGTCATGACCGTGCTCCATGATGTGGCCTGGGGTTGCAGTGAACCCGTTGAGTTCAAGGTGTCCCATTGCGACACGACACTTTGACTTCTTGATTGCTTGATTGGTTTCTTTCTCATTCTGTTCATTGACCCAAGGAATGAATAGAATGGGGAGACCACCCACAGATACTTCTGTAGGAGAAGAATAAACCTTAATGTTATTATACTCATTTAACAGGAGGTCATTAGAGTTGATATCGTTTGTGTTCTTATAATATGCATCATGATTACCCACCATCAGATACATGGTGATACCTCTTTTCTGAAGACGGTCAAACACTACACGTCGTGACCACTTCAGTGATTTGAATTCAATACCCTTACGACTATCAAATGCATCACCCATGTGAATGACAGTATCAATCCCCTCCTTGTCTAGGGTAGGAAAGAATACGTCATCATAGAACTTCTCAAAATAATCATGAAAGAGTTTAGAACCCTTCCTGGCACCGTAGTGCGTATCAGTAATAATCGCAACCTTCATCTGTGTTGTGGTTTGAACTCTTCCATGGGTTGTGATTTACTCAAGTCCCTTCTACTCTGGTTCTTGATGATAATAAATGCGTCCTTATTATACTTACGTGTTCCCTTGGGGGATTGCCACTTCTTATTATACACTTCTCCTACATCAATACCTGAGACTGCAGTTCCACCAATCTCAACTGTGAGCTCATCACCTGGTTCCCAGTTCAGATTATTGACTGCACGTGCAATCTTATTCACCAAAGTATCTTCGTACTCATCAGGATCAAGTCGTCCAATCATTAGTTACCCCTCAGTTTCTGATGTACAGCATCCTTGATGGAATTATACTCAGAATAGTTCCCACTGTCAAGGTCATTTGCATCGAACACTTCATCGAAGTCTGTTCTCTCAAGGATCTTGTTTTTAATTTCGAGCTGCTTTTTTTCTTGTGAGATACGTCTCAAGAAAGCGTAATAGATGATTTGAGTGAAGTATGCAAAGGGGTTCTTTGACTTCTCTGGATTAAAGTTATGGACGTATCTTACACAGTTTTCAATACCGTCACAGATCATGTCCTCTTTGAACATGTAATTGACAAAGTTTGGTTTGTAAGATAGATGGTTTGCAATCTTCAGGAAGCACTCTCCAATATACCTAGGGATCTGTGGTTTCGGTTGATCGTTAAGCTTTGCTTTCTCTACTTGTGCGAAATAGTTCTCAAGAGCATTAAGGAACTCTTTGTTATTCACATAGTGTTCAGCATTTCTAGGTTTAGGCATATTGATGTTTTGTGTTGTCTTTATTATATCAGAATAGTCAACAGTTGACAAGGTACTCAAAACCATGTAGAATTAGGCTTGTCCGGTTTGATAGTTAAATTATAGGTATTTAAGAAGACTTATAAAGCTTCTCCAAAACTTCTTTAGTATCCCTTACGTTTCCTAGGTATCCCATCTTCCTATCTAACTTTTGGAAATTACCTTGTGTGGACTTTCTAATGTAGTCCTGATAGTTCATAATCATTTCAATATTCTCTGATTCAGACATTGTGAGAACATCTTCTAGATTGATTATAAAAAGATCTTCGTGTGAAGTCTTTAACCATGGTTCAAACTTGTATCCAGTGATTGAACCTCTTGTTTTAATTGGTTGAACACAAATAGGATTTGATACAAGAAGCATAGTTCTATCATCTTCTTCTGATGCTGCTACCTTACAGAATATCTCATCACCACATTTAAGTTTAATTGTTGCGTAAAAGTCGTCTTCGATCATAGGGTTTACTCCTTTATGTCGATTGTAAAAATGTCATAGTTAAATTGTTCAGAAACATAAATTTTAACTCTTTCAATAAAATGGTTCAGTGTATAGTTCTTTCTTGATCCGATTGTTAAATCGTCAGCAATATCATAAAGTTTTGCACTAACCTTATCTTTGCCTTTACGTAGGACTCTACCAATACTCTGTAAGTTTCTAACTCTAGATTTTGATGGAGAGGCAAATATTACGTTGTGAAGGTTCTTGATGTTAATACCGGTACTGAAGGTTCCGTAAGATGCAACGATGATAGCGTCTGATTCTTTTTCGGTAATCTCCCTTACTTGTTCTCTATCCTCGGCATCCACACCACCATGAATAAAGAATACTTTCCGGTCTTCACTTACCTTATTATTTATTAAGTCGAAAAGTATTGCACCATGAGTCTCTACTCTGGAGTACAACACCAGACTATTCCCCTTCAAGTCTGTTACCAGATTAGTAATGAACTTGTTCCTCTTCTCATGACTAATCAGGAACTGTATCTCATCCTCATAGGTGTCAAACTTCTTTGGTTTGTACTTGAGAACTAGACATTGAATATCAAGAGTAGCAAGGTGTCCTTCATCCTGTAACTTCTTGGTTTGAGTGACTTTGTATGACGGTCCAAACAGTCCCTCTAACACCCACTTATGGGTCTGTGAGCCGTCTAGTGTACCAGTAAACCCATATCTAAACTTAGCATGATGTAATTTATCCATGATACTAATAAGAGACTTACTTTTAAAAAGGTGCGCCTCGTCGCCAATCACTACATCGTATGGTTCAAAGAACTTCCTATCCAATTCGTAGATACTCTGCCAGGTAGTAATGGTCACCTCATTAGTATTGACTCGTTCTCTTCCTGCGTAGATACGATGACAATGATTATGGGTGTCCCATCCGTATGATTCAAAGTCTTTATACATCTGTTCTACAAGAGATGTAGTAGGTACAACCAATAGAATCTTTCTACCCTTGGCTACATGATATCTGACTACAGAATAGATCATGAAGGATTTACCTGACCCCGTAGGAGAGATCAGTAACTTACGATTGTATCTTAATGCATCATAGACACCATCAATCTGATAGTCTCTGGGTTTGATATCAGGTGCTACACTTTCCATGTAGTCCTTGACACCACCTTTACTAATCAGTTCATTGACTTCAAAGGGTGGTCCGTAGAACTTGTTATTTAAAAACTTATAGTTGTATCCAGCACCTTCAGCAAACGCAACTACCTTGTCTAACAGACCACAGTAGATACGCTTTGTTTTCATATTGTATAGATGAATTTCTCCGTTCCAATGCCGGTTACGATACTGCGGCATGAACTTCTTGTTCTCGATCTCAAAAGTAAATCGATCTCGTAACTCATATTCTACATGAGGTTCAGAAGTGATCTTAAGATACACCTCATTCACCTTCTCAATAATCAACTCAGCCATACATATAGGTTTCCCTACACATATTTATCACAGTTCTCTATACTTATACTCTAATATAATTCTATACAAAAAATCTTTCAGCATATACAGTCTTTCCTGTTCTGCTGGTTCTCCACCTACCCACTTATCAAGATGCACACATACGGACTTGTATGTTAGATATACATCTTCTATCGCAAAACTCATATCAACAATAATTTCTTTGTCGTCGTTGCCCATTAGCCCAGACCGGAAGTGAACCTCATGAATTCGATACTGTTTTTAATTTGATACGTTCGATTGGTAATTTGTTTCAAGATTTCTTCTATGTATCTCAACATCACATCGTAATACTCAATCTTCATCGATACGTTGGACAATCTCTCGTCCGCATCGAGATACTTATTCATTGTATCTTTATCTCTAATCTTCTTCGGGAAAGGATCTTTGATATAAACATCCGGGTCAGCTTTACCCGAATAGTATTCGTACCTTTCGTGTCTTGTATTCTTTTTTTGTTGTTCTGCCTTTTTTCTCAACAACATAAAGTTGTTGTAGATGTCATAGTATTTAGCGTGGAGAACAGGAATATTTAGTGATTCCGTATGTAAGTTATCGATATCAATCTTAGAATCCTTCTCCCACATTTGTTGGAGTGTAGGAAGATCAATCATCGAAGAACTGCTCACTGAAGAACTTTTTACTCAGTGTTCCAGTTACAGCTCTACTAATCCGTCTCCTTAGTTCTCCAACTTCTGGATCGTCATTACCAAAAAGTTCTGTGATAATATCATCAATATCATCCAGTAGATCCTTTCTACGGGATAGCATTTCATTTTCGTCAATCATTAGCAGCAGGCTACATCAGTGATATTATACACAGAATACTTGAAAGTGGCCTGTGCTGTCAAGTATTCCACATCATTTGTTTGTGTGTCAAACTGTAGATCGGATATACTAGTGGGGAACAGGTCTTTGAATATGACACTGAATACAGGTCTGTTGATACCATTAAGAATAGTCATCGTACCATCAGAGGTGAGGTTGATTTCATCTCTACCCTTTCTTACAGGACCGGTATTTTGCCACTCGTAAATTTCACTTAAACTTTCTGGAAATCCAATACCTCTTAACCAATTCTGAATTTCAATATAATTCTCCAGTCCTTGATCTACAAGGAATCTAACAGTAAGATCATTGAATTCTAATTGAGTACCAGGTCTAGGAATATCTCTCAGATAGTTTGGTTGTACTGCTGTTGCCATCGAGATACCAGGGACGTTCACTGCATTACCATAGAATCCTAATGCAGGAGCTCTATTGACAGTGAAACTAAAGCCATTAGCTTCTAGAAAATTTCTATCAGTAATTTGAGATGAGAGTGGTTGTGTCATAACTATCAATAGAGTTTTTTACCAGTTACCACAGCAATTCCAAGTGATGTTGCAGTTATAACACCGACATTAAGATTTAATGGAACTCCAATCGCTGTTGTAAATCCTGCTAAGTTACTTGCCCTTGACATCGATCAAAGATACTTTTGATTATTTATCACAACCCTTGATGGATGTTGCAATTTCACCACCAATCTGTGAACCTACATCCTGACCAAACATTACCAACCAACCAGAAGCCAACCATCCAACATAAGGAATACCAGTAAGCATAGGTGCGAATCCTGTAGCAACACTAGCGCCTACGAGGGCACCATTCGATTCTCCGCCACCTTCCGCCTTGATGCACTCTTCTGATCTCACAATCTTTTTTCCGTCTGCATCCACTCCTTCACCAGTTCTACCAGGTACATACTGGTTAGATCTAGTGGTTGTTGATCTTCCACCAATACCAAAGACACCATTGGATGTATCAACGTAAGTGTCTGAATTTAATACTGTGGGATCATGTCCTTTGTAGGTAATAGAGTAACTACCATTGGGATACATGGTAATCTCATATGAACTTAAATCACCTACTGGTGGATAATTTATTGAAACAGGAGGTCTCCTCATACTGTTACCAATAAATGCACCCACGTTTAATATACTTACTAAAGCCACCACTCCCCAAAGAGTCTTATTTTTATATTTCATAGAAAGAATGGTCAGTGTAGATATTTATAGACAAAAAAAGACCCCTTACGGGGTCTAGTGTTAGATGTGAGAGAAGTATCATAAGAATGATTACCTCCTCTGTAAATCACATCAAGTTCTTCACAGCTACACGTCTGTAGTAACGGTTGCTGTTGATTCTCAGGCGACCCAGACCTTGAGTGGTTCCTTCTGCGAAGG